AGAGAAATAGGTGGTATACCAAACTCCAGTGAAGATATAAAGCAGGCGCACGCTGCAGCTATAGAATCATATATAGAAACTTGTGTTGGACGAACAGAAGCTGGTTATGGAGATATGTACTTTCAAAGAACATTAGAAGACTGGGGCAAATTCAATATAAACAATAGAACAAAGCATGATGCTTCTATAAGTTCAGGGTTAGCAATAATGGCTTGTAACAAAAACTTATATTCACCGGTCAGTCCAGTGCAAAAAAAGGTTTACGATTTAGGAATTAAAAGATACGACAATAGAGGTTCTACGTCTAAAATATTAAGATAAATGAAAATACAAACAAATACCGATAGTTCTTTCCCTAAACAGGTTGTTAGCGACGAAGTAAAAGCTAGTTACAATTACGGCTTGCAAGTCTCTAGAGCTATTGAACAAGAATGGTTCAATCAAGGAAGAGGTAACGGTAATAGATACTTAAATAATTGGAATAGCTTTCACTCACTACGATTATATGCTAGAGGAGAGCAATCAATACAAAAGTACAAAGATGAGTTGTCTATAAATGGCGATTTATCTTATCTTAATTTAGATTGGAAACCAATACCAGTTATATCAAAATTTGTTGATATTGTTGTAAATGGAATGTCAAATAAAACTTATGAAATAAGTGCGTTTGCTCAAGATCCTTTTTCTGTTAAAAGTAGAACTGATTATGCTGCAGCTGTTGAGAGAGATATGAATACTAAAGAAGCTCTACAAAACATACAGCAAAACCTAGGAATGGACTTTTCCATGACAGGTGACTTAGAGGCTTTGCCTCAAAGTAAAGAAGAGCTTGATATCCATATGCAAATGACTTATAAGCAGAACGTGGAAATAGCTGAGGAAGAGGTTATAAACAATGTTCTTTCATTTAATAAGTACAATGAGACAAAAAAACGTTTAGCTCAAGATTTAACAACTATAGGTATTGGAGCTGTTAAAACTTCATTTAATAAATCAGAGGGTATAGTTACTGATTATGTTGATCCTGCTAACATGATCTATTCATATACAGAAGACCCAAACTTTGAAGATATATATTATGTAGGTGAAGTAAAGTCTATATCATTAGCAGAGCTTAAAAAACAATTTCCATCACTATCAGCATCAGAGTTGGAAAAGATACAGGACATGCCTGGTAATTCTCAGTATGTAACTAACTGGGGTAATTACGATGAAAATACTATTCAAGTTTTATACTTTGAATACAAAACATACTCAGATCAGGTATTTAAAATAAAGAAAACAGATCAAGGGTTAGAAAAAACTTTAGAAAAGCCTGACACATTTAATCCACCAGTTAACGATAACTTTGACAGAATATCTAGAACAATAGAGGTGTTATATTCAGGGGCAAAAGTGTTAGGTACGAATATAATGCTAGAGTGGAAGTTGGCTCAAAATATGACTAGACCCACGGCTGATACTACAAAGGTAATGATGAATTACTGTATATCTGCACCTAGAATGTACAAAGGACGCATAGAATCTATAGTTAGTAAAATTACTAGCTTTGCTGATATGATACAGATAACGCATCTTAAATTACAACAAGTGATGTCTAGGATAGTACCAGATGGTGTATTCTTAGATATGGATGGTTTAGCAGAAGTCGATTTGGGTAATGGCACAACATACAATCCAGCTGAAGCGTTAAACATGTACTTTCAAACAGGTTCTGTTGTAGGTAGATCACTTACGCAAGACGGTGAATTAAATAGAGGTAAAGTACCTGTGCAAGAATTATCATCTTCAAGCGGTCAAGCAAAAATACAAAGTTTAATAGGTACATATCAATACTATTTACAAATGATAAGAGATGTGACCGGACTAAATGAAGCTAGAGATGGTAGCGCTCCAAATAAAGATTCATTGCTAGGTTTGCAAAAAATGGCTGCTAACGCTTCTAATATTGCAACTAAGCATGTATTAGATTCTTTGCTGTACTTAACGGTTAGAACTTGTGAAAATATAAGTTTAAAAGTAGCTGATGTTATTGAAAACCCTTTAACAGAAAACGCTTTGACAAACGCTATAAGTACTTTTAACACTAAGACTCTAGAAGAATTAATTAATTTACAACTTCATGATTTTGGTATTTACTTAGAACTAGAGCCTGAAGATGAAGAAAAAGCTTTACTAGAACAAAAT